AAATGATTGATAACCAGTCTCAGCACTGCCAAGCGTGATTGTGCCAGTACCTGTCGTACTGGTGGACATCTTTGCCCGATTTACAAGAGTGACCATGCGCTAACCTCTTAGGCTGGATCAGGGATTTCAATGTCTACCGCTGTTAGGCTAAACGTGTTGCCTGATGTAACCGCTTGCGATGACGACAGAGAACCAGTTGCCAACAAGCGAGAGTTGCTTGTGTCAGTAATCGCAAAGTGTGTCGCTGTGCCTGTGCCGGTAACAGATGCACCAGAGATTGCACTTAGCGTAACCTTACGACCAGATGTGTCACCATCAGCAGGCGCTGAGATCGTAATGCTTGTTGTGTTGCCCAGCGTGTTTGTAGATGTCGCCGCTGTGTAAGTTGTTGGTTCTGCGCTGCAAATGTCAACGCGGGTTGCTTCTGTATCCAAAACGGATAAACCGCTGTCATATACTCGGTCTGCTAGTGTTGCCATTTTAAAACTCCTTTATTGCCTTGCTTATACCAGATGTTGCGTAAATATCCAAGATAATCATCTGAAACCACCACCCGTTGCGACGATGCTTGTTGGCCGCAACCAAAACTCCGTATCATTCTCCCGCTCAATACGTCGCTCCATACGGCGCAAGTATCCAGGATTGACGCTTTCTTGCAGTTGATACCAGATCAAATAATCCATCGCTTGCTTGGTATAGAACAAGTTGCCAAATGGAACGTTACCCTTAATCAAACGGATTACATCACCACTCAGATCCTCCTCACCACCCATCACCACGCCTCGAGCGCGCTGCAATAGATCAATCGTTTCGGATACCTCCGTTACCGCCGGGCCAGCAATCGTTTGCAGCGTACCACCGCCGTATCTGTTAGCTTCTCCGAATAAAAAGTCGCCGTAGATACCCAAGCCGCCGCCCTGCATCATTGCCGCGACAAATGCTTCTGGGCTTGGCTCTCGCATTTCACGGCCCTTCGCAACCTCTTTAAGCTGCATCACATAATAGCCCATGATAGTTGTGCCGACGATCGTATTCACAAGGCCTATATTGGCCCCTATGCCGCGCTGTATTTGCTCTCTTGCACTACCCGCGCCCTGACCATAGAGCTGCCGCCCTAGTGGCTTTGTAAGGGCTGTTACGCCAAATGACTTGAACTGTGTTAGAAAGCGAATACCTTCGCCAGCCAATGTCCCAGGACGATATCCCCGGCGCAACATCGCTCTTTCCCTTGCCCCCGGTGACGGAACAGCATTGTCAGCCTCAGACACCATCATTGCAAAGAAGTTTTCACGCAATGACGCATCCTTAATTTCACCAGGAATAAGATAGTCACGGCCATCCGGACCCTTCTTAACGTCCTTACGCGCTTTGTTCCAAGCTTGTTCATCGATGCCATAAATTGATAACAACCGCTTCATGTCATCTGGCAGATCATTGAATGCCTTACTTGCCTCGCGCCCCAGATCGTTAGAGATCATTAGCGTAACGCCGCGCTTGTTACTTTCCGTCCAAGGCTGCAATAGGTTCAACTTGAAGAACATAGACATTACTTTAGATGTCTGCCCCGGCACATCATCAGACGCATTGAAGCGGCTCATAAAGTCGCCTAGCTGCCCCTCGATACCAACACCTAGCCGATCAGAAAACTCTCGCATTTCGCCAGCGTTCATACCACGGAATACCGCAGTCAGCGCATCACCCCACGAGTCTAGTAGTGACCGCCCCTGATACATTCGGTTACTAGCAATGAATGCAACATCAGATAGAGCAGAAATCCACGCGCCACCCAGCTTGGCCATTGTCTGTACCGCACGGAACCAATGCATCCACCGCGCAATCTCAGTGTGTGACCCCAAGTTTACATCGCCGGAAACCTCAGCATATGCCGCTTTGAAGTTCAAAGGTGCATTCTCTCGCTTTAGGCGCTTTACCTTTTTCAGATCGCCCTGGTGCTTTTCCAGCAATCGTTTCTGTATCCGCTCAACCATTGCCTCCGGGTTAGTCCCCAGCACTTGCATCAATGACGTAGAACGCAACGATGAATTGATGTCTTGCATGAATGCCTCACGCAATGATGCCCGACCAAATGCCTGATCGTAGTCATACCAATCATCTGCGCTTTTGTATGTGAACAAAGACGATGCACTCTCGCGCTTGGCCAAGTTGCCCGGCCCCTTAAATGATTTGGCAATCTCATTGCGCTCAGTCTCTTTGCGCACCCCAGTAACGATTGCATCATAAGATCTTTCTAAGAACGCACGACGACCTTCGATGTTCGCATCAAATTCACCCTTGGCAGTCTTTGACCAATCTAAGCGAGTGTTTATTTCCTCAACCCACTTGTCTTTGCCAGCCTTAATCATACGCCGAATGTCATGGCTTGATCCGACCACACGCCCTTGCTTTAGGCGAATATATGCACCAGCTTTGTTTTCACGCTGCAATGCGTCACGCTGATACTTAAACATAATTTCAGCCATCTTTTGTGCATCGACGCTGACATCGTTAAGTTCAGTCCGGGGCTTTGGTTCTGGCATGTTAAGGTTTGCCAGCGCTCGAGATACTTCTTTTTCAAAGTCCTCTTTCATGTTGTTGAACTTGGTATGCAGATCCGCTTTCTTTAAATCGGCAATAAACCCACCCATAAACTCACCAACAAGAGCCTGATTGATTGAGTCCACAGACTTTTGTGCGCCCTCAAATGCCGCATTTGTGCCAACCAGCAATGACTCTAAGCCCAAAGACGGATCGCCTGTTAGTGCATCAGCCGCTTCGGCACGTACCATAGCACGTTGCTCAACCATAATATTGATGTAACGATTGCGCCGTTCGATCTTACGGGCGATATCCGCCTCATCAATCATAACTTGACCGCGCGTGAATATCGCTTCCTCAACCTCATCAAGCTTCCCTGATGCTTGCCGGGCTTTCTTTTCGGCTTGTAGATCCTCAAGAATTTCTTCTAGCTCATCATCAGATAGGCGATTTGCATTTGCTTTATCTAGTTCTGCTAAACACTTAGACATCTACGACCTCGCCACACATTTCATACCAGCCTGAATAACCTCAACCCTAGCCTCATGGTTACGATCAATCTCGTCCATTTCCTCTAATGACCGGATTTGATCTTTGGTCAATTCATCAGACAACCGCGCCTGTTCAATTATTTGTTCCCGGCGATCGTTTATTTCATCAAACGGTATTTCGTCAGGAGTTTCATCCGCACGGGCCGACGCATCGAAATCAGCGAGCCTATCGCTTTCTGGCTGCACCGTTGTTTCTGCGATCATACGGGATCTAACATCTTCGATCCGCATTGAAATCGCTTGCGCTGCATCGACAACATCCTCGCCCGTACGCGCCATACGATCTGCAATGACAGCAATCTCGTCATCGGTGACGTTCTTCATACCAAGCATTTCTAGCTCAGTGCGTATCTCTTGACGGAAAGCTATCTCACGCTCAAAGTCATCTTTGCCCTGGTGGTATTGACGCCATTGCTCCGCCTCAAATTGATCTGCCCTTGAAAAGGTAAAGTTGCCTCGCGCTTCATCACGCAAGCGCTCAACCAATTCACTGGCGTTACGCGAACCCAAAAACCCGTTTTGATATGCGATATCTGCCATATCGTCTAAGTTCTTTTCCGATGTCGTATTGCTTACACGATTGACCTGAATGCCCTTATCAGTCTTGTAGCCCGCAGCGCCCTCAATACCGACTGCCTTTAATTCGCCGCGAAAAGCCGGATCTTGATCGTTAATACCACCCTTTGATCTAATAAACTCAGATAGCGTTTCTGGGCGCTTGACCGATTTAGGGGCAATCAGATCAACTTGCACATTCTGATCTAGGGCAAATTTACGAACCGCCATGTCATGAGTGATTGGTCCGCCAGTGATGTTATACATCTTGCGCACCTTCGCGACCGCTTGGTTCGATCTTGCAATCGCATCCGCTTCTGTTTCAGTAATGTCATCCGCCATCTTTCTGACTTCTAAGACATCACCGTAATCAGTCATGGAAATTGTTTCTTTAGCCTTTACAGATCTTGCTGCAATAGCCCCACCGACAGAGCCGATGGCCCCGCCCAAGAAAAACCCAGCGCCCACGTTAAACAGCGCATCATACATTGTGTAATCTAGCTGTTGGTCCTGCGATAAGCCATAGTACAATGGTTCTGTAATAGCTGCGCCAAACGCACCTTCACGCGCGCCCACATACCCAGATCCTTTGATCTTACCATACTTGGCAATCGCTCTCGCTCGACCAGCTTGGCCAACGATTGGGATAAACATTGAGGCGACCTCCAATGGGTCAACGGCCATTGCGGCCATGCCACCAGCGAATTGCACGGCTCCAGGAATAATACCTTTAGGGCCAGCATTAATAATCGCATTGCGGACAGCTTCTTCTTTCTTTCCCTTATACAGTAGATCCGCTTCTTCTTCGGACATTGGACGATCAAAGTTTAAAAGATCACCATACTTTTCCGCAAGCTGATCCGGCGCTTTAAGTAAGCCCATTTCTAGCGCTTTGTCTGTTACACGATCTGATTGATAGTTACCTATTTGTTGAAACACCTGTATCGCGCGGCGCTGCAAACGACCACGTTCCAACGGATCTGTCTCAGTTATTAGTTGATCCCGTATTTCTTTTTGTTCGTCGAATAAATCTGCCTCGATCTCCATATAGGCTTGACGCCGGGCATCTGTATCCGCCGAGCTTTGATTGATTTGCTGTACTAGCAAGCTGCCCATTGTGGGCATTTCAAACGCAGCACCAAACTGATCTGTTAGTGTTACAGATAAATCATCCCCAGCAATCTGCCGAAGTATTCTATTCTTTGTCTGTAACTGCCTAGTACGCATTTAGTTGCCCTGCTTGCTTCGACGTTCTAGTACTCTTTCGTACTCACCGGATTCCTTCATATCCTTGAAGGTTCTAAATTGAGTCATGGCAATAGAAGGAAAATCAGGTTTTCTTAACTCATATAGAAGAAACTGATAGTATTCGTTTTTTTCTGCGCTAGTGGCACTTTCTGGTATTCGATCCATGTACCTGTTAAAAATGATAACCTTTTTTCGATTTGTCTCAGCTCGCTTTACGCGCTCCTCAGCCGACACTGGCTCGGCTCTTGGCGCAGCAGGTGTTACTGGTTGCGCTTCTTGTAAGGCCGCCATGCCAGCTTCATAACCTGGCGCACCAGGCTCGAACCCAGGGGCCATAGCTTGATCTGCACCAGCCGGTTCAACCTTACCCACCTCAACAGCAGCGCCTTGAAGCTCTTTCAAGATCATGTCTAAATCTTTAAACTTTATATCTACAGGTCCAGAACCATCAGCCATTTCGGCTTGTATTAAATACCCGGTATCAGTGCGATAGTGCAACACAACACCGTCACCTGTGCTGTTGTTTACAAAGACACCCTTACGCGCAAGATTGGTAAACGATATCGCCTCATCAATATATCCAGGCGCATCGGTTACATCTAACTCTTTAATGCCTAGCTTTTGCAGCGTTTCAGGGTTCATAATCTGACCGCCAAGCTTTGCACTAACGGTATTCTTATTGAACTCTAGCGGCACAATGTACGAACCGTTTTCGTTGCTGACAACGTTTTCAAACTCTGGAAACAACCGTGATGCTACCCATTTAGCAGCATCAGCACCAGACTTTCCAGTTTGCGCCATGTACTGATATAGCAGCTTTTCCGCCACGCCCATAGCGCTTGCCAGATCTTCTTGCGCCTTGACATCACCGCCCTGAATAAACGCAGAAGTATATTCTGTAAGTGTTGTTTGTAGATCTGCCATAGCGTCAGACGCATCAGTTTTATCAATTAGCTTTTTGATATCCGCCGCATCAGTCTGTGAAACCTTCATCAGCATATCGTGTAGACCAGGATCGTTTGTCATCATGGCCTCTGTAAACTCTGGCTTTAGACCAGCCTTATTCAGCTCATCAACGAAACGGATTGAATCATCCCCAAACGCATTGCGATATTGCTGAAAGAACGAAACCGCCAAGTCTGGATTGGACTCAGCAATACTTTCTAGGTTCTGCACAAGCTGTTGTGACATGCCCTTAGACATGATCTGTCTCGCGCTTTCGCTTACACCGATCTTATCGTATGTCTTTTTCAGAGTGATACCCAAGCCCTGCAAGTTAAATGCAGCAGCTTCCAAGTTGCCCTCAGCAATATCCCTCATTGCTCCCTCTGCAAACTTTCTCGCCTCTGGGTTTGTATCAAGAACATATTGCGCCGGATCTGCATTGACCCGGTTTGCACGATCCGCAACAGCCGCTTGGAACGTTTCATACCTTTGCTGCAAAGATGCCAACTCTGCACCAGTTGTGCCGGGCGCTGGGCTTTCATAGTCAGCCTTCATTTCGCTAACAGCCTTGTTCGCCTCTGCAACACTCATCGTTGACAATGCGCCGTATGTAAGCGCGTCCTGTTCAGCAAACTCTAGTGAACGAAGCAGCCCATCAAGTGTATCTTGGTCCTCAGCAAACAACACCGATAGATTAGCCTCATCAACCCCAAAACCCTCTGGAGTTTGGCCAGTGTGCGTAATGTAGAGCAATGCATCTTGCAAGTTTTCAACAAACTCTGTGCGCCCTGCGTTTATCTCTCTAGTGATATCGTTCCCGATACGCTCCTCTAAATTACGGGTTTGTTCGTAATTCATGCCGGGGAATGTTTCTTGCTCAGATATCTCCGCAAGGATCGCTTGTTTTTCCGGAATGCCAGCCGCGTTATTTAAGCGATAGTATAGGTTTTCACGGATCGCCGCATTGACCGCTCGATCAACAAGGTTCTGTGCTTTCTTTTCGCTTACACCACGTGTTTGCGCTGTCTCTAAAAGCTTTGCCCCAGCAGTGTTAATCTGATCCTCTGTGACGCCTTCTTGCAGTGCAATCTCTTGTATTGCTTGAACGCCATCATTAAGAATTTCCTCTGTTTTCGCAGCCCATGCAGCCTTTGCCTTACGTGATACAATCTCTGAATATCGTGTGTTAAAAGAAACCGAGTCCTCTTGTAGACGCGCATTTAGAACGCCAGCGGCAACTGGGTTTACAACTTGCAGTGATGCAGTGTACCCATCTTGAATGTCGCTCATACGATCATTAAACACGCTCATAGACATATTTGTTTCGTCGGCTTGCTGAATAAGAGTGCGCATATCTGACCGTGCAGCCGTCTCTATCTCGACAACAGCGATCTTGTTCGCAGCATCAAATGCCGCTTGTTCTGCGATTGTGCGCGGCTCGTCTTGGCCTTGTAGTTGCTCCAATACAGGGACAGCACCTTCTTGCCGAACACGCTCAACACCGCGCTGTTCAGCCACCTCAGCGGCTTGGCGGAACGCAAACTCACCCATGCGATCTAGTTGCTGTGCAATCGTTTGCCCTAGTCGTTGCGATTCCCTTGCAGCGGCAAAGTCCATGCTCGAAGGCTGTCGAACCTTGATCCCTGTTTTTTGATATCTTGGAAGAATCGCCATAATTTAACCTATCACGCTAATTGACCGTACCGATACGCGTATGTTCCAGCAGTGCCAAGAGCTTGCACCATCGATGTTTGCATAGCTGTTTTACCCGCTTGCTGATAAATATCGGCCTGTACTTGCCCCTGACTGATTGCAGCCGTAGCATTGTCAGCCGCTATGTTTGCTTCTTCAATGCCCTCCGCTGTTGATGCTAAAGCAACGGTTCTTGCAGATCCAGACGTAGGATCAACATTACCCGCCGCAGATCTCGCAATGATAGCCGCAAGTGTTTCATTGAGGTTTGCCATAATCTCAGCGCCCTTTTGCTTGTAGGCAATCGCCTCAGCGCGGCCCTTTAATTCGGCTTGCTGCGCTTGCTGTTGGTACTGCCTTTGCGCTGCACGACCCGCTGATATCTGCCCTAACGCAGACGCCGCTCCTATTACTAATTGAGCGCCCTGTGTTGCTGCCATTCCCGCTAGTGCTGTCATATCAGTTCCCCACACTCATTTTGTATTCCAAGCTTAAAACTGTCATTGGCAATGGGTCAGTTTGGCTTATCGTGATTTGTCCGGTTGTACTAAACCCAAGAATACCGTGCGCAGTTTTTAACCCAGTAAACTCTGCAATCGCATCCGAGCTTGCTTCAGTATCAAATGTAATTGCTCTGTTGTTAATCTTGAGATCCTTAGTCTTATCCACCAAAGCATCAACCTGAACGATCCGCTTGCGCACACCGTGAACTGTACCGCTTTGCAGCGCTGGCTCAGTCGGCATTGTTTTTGCCTGGACCGTATAATCTATACCGCATTCAAATGATGATGTAGATGCAGCCGGGAATGAAATGCCTGGCGCCGTTACTGCACTCACCCCTACTTTTACTTTGCCAACACCGGCCTCGTCTTGTCCTATATTGATGTTTGTAACAGCTATAAACGTTTCACTTGATGATAAAGACGGATTTGCAGTCGTACCCATAGAGATAATATTCGATAAGTTCTGACCATAGTAGCCAGTTCCAGTAATCGTAACATACTTACCAGATGTCCAAGACGTAAAACCAGAAAAATCCAAGGTGACGGTTCTTGCAATCCCGTCAAAGTCAGCGCTCCCCGCCCCAACGTACACGCCATCTAAAGTAAGATCACCCGCTGTATATACTTTTTCAGTAAAGACCCCATCGTCATCGGCAGATATTGTTATATCTTCTACAGTGTCATCATCTTGAACAATGCCATCAACAATTAAACTAACAGTCTCACCATCAAGATGCAGCATTTCAATTTGAGTTCCCACACCGCCAGCCTTCGATGAATCTAGTGTTCTATTGGGGTTAAAAACTTCCAAATTATACACATCTGACCCGTCAACTGTTCTTTTAACAATTACGAATACGCTTGAAACCTCAACCGCAACGGCAACAAATTCACCACTTGTTGTGAACTTGCTGGGAGCAATAACGTTTTGGCCCACCAAGATAGAGTAAACCGCCATCGATCCATCGCCACCATTTACGACGAATAGTCGATCAGCTTCATCTGTGGACGCAGAACGCCGAACTGCGATGTCTATAGGATCATTCAATAGGTGCGATGACAACAGTGATACGTTTTGTACCTGATATGAATTTGTATCAGATCCAAATTGAAACCCATTGATTGCACGGCCCTGACGTTGAACGAATATCGTGGCCCCGTTTAGATCCTCAATGGGAACACCTGGTTTTGATCCAAGCCTTGTTTGTGGGCGTACAAGAAAAGTGCTTGGGGTGATTGGGTTATCCTCGGACTGAACAACAATAAACTCACCCCCGGTTGTAAAGATACGCAAGTCACTTGATGCAACAATGTTTACAATGCTGTTTAGCTGGTTTGTGTTTATCGTTGCCTCAACACTTTCATCATCTAGGCCAGTGCCAACCCCAAAGTTAAAGTAATCAATAACTCTCGAACCCCAGACTGTATTGGGTCGGGATTTAGATCCACCGAAGTATAGACGCCCCTCGTGGAATGTAGCCGACCGCGGCCATCCTCTCGTGCTAGACCACACATCCTCATATCCGTGTTCACTTGTCCATTCACCCGCAACAATTGTATCTGTATCAAAAAACGGAACCTCGACAAACGCTTTCATTTCCGTATCGCTAACATACTCAACATATCGCGCCCGGCCAAATGTGCTGTCTACTTGCAAGTATTCGTCAACCGCCGCCTCTTTGAACGCTTTGACCTCGTAGTGAGATGTATTGTCAGGCGCTGTATCCCACGCTGGATAAACCGTCAGAACCTTTGTTGACGCAACATAATCCTCAACGTGCCGCGTTTGCCCCGATCCAGTGCCAGATGTTATCTTGATAAACATCCCATTTGGATCATCATCAGATGTGTAGGACGTTGCAGATTTAAGAGTAATTGTATTGCTACTTCCCGCTTGAGCAGTACCATTATCAGTTGTGACGTTAGATGCGGTGATAGTAATGTTGCCACTCACCGCACTGGGCGTGACATCATAGTTAGGTTGATGTGTATCAAACGCATATGCATACTTAGGAAGATTCGTTAATGGTAAGTTTTCAAACGTCCAAGACGTATCTGAATTGCGAACAAGGCGTTTTGTCTGCAAATCTTCATGGCAAAGAATAAGGGTATCAACCGCTTGCGTGTATTCTAGCTCATCAAGCATAGCCTCAGTGATGTCTGTGGCTACAATATAATTAAGAGCCGTGCCATTTATGCCTCTTTGAACAGCTTTATTCTTAAACACATAAATCCGACCAACCACAAAAACCAAAAGATAGCTGTCGTTTACGCTAAATTCAAAAGGAATAATCTTGAAGGAAGAAAACGACGATCCAAAATCATAAACAAATTCCAAACCATCCCGGCGCGTGATCCCGCCCTGAGGCTGAATTGTGACGTTTGTGGCTTCCTCGAGAGCATTGCGATATTGCTGTAGATCAATTCGGCCCCGCAATAGCGGATCTATTTCACCGACAGAGAAGTTTGATTGATACTGGTTGATACGCATCAATACCTCACTTGAATAAGAGAGAAGTCCTCGATCACTTGCGTGGACTGCCCACGACCATCAATGTTCATTGCCTTGCGCATTTCACCGCCACGACCGTTTTCGCCAGGATTGCCGAATGCTTGCGCCCGAAAATAATCTGCCTTTGTCGCCTGGTCAGTGATTGGGATCGCTAATTCTGCGGCTGTGGCTAGTTGCAGCAACTTAACAAAGTAAGCTGGCATTTTGTATTCTGGGACGGATGCCTGATAATCGATATAAACCGTATCCAGGTTTGTGAATAACTGGTTGCCATATACCTCCCATCCGTAACGGATAGGAGATTGACCGGATGCTGTAGATTCAAAAACAGCCAGAACCCCGGATAACATATCATTTGGCAAGAGATAAGCATGATCCCATTCGTTTATAGGATCAGTGTCGAGCTGCGTAAGCTGCCTTTTCTTTATACTCCATGACCAATGGTATGAGCTAAGAATAGTGTCTCTAAGGCTCGGATATAGCGTGTTACACGCCACTGAAACATCATCAGTATCTTTCAGGGATGTAATCTTTGACGCCCCCAGAGAGATCAAAGCGGCGGAGCAGATTGAAACGTCACTATCACCAGTTGCCATTGTATACCTCCAGGTAAGTGTAGGGGGCCAGTTTCCCGGCCCCCCGGAGTATTAGTCTGTATCGGTCGCTGTGATTGTTAGACCGTCTGTTACGTCAACAACGCCGCTTGCGTTTGTTAGGACGTAGATCCATGACAAAACCTGTGTGCCGCCTGTTGATGAGCGAACCAAGATTGTGTCACCGACCGCCAGAGTGTCTGACAGATCATCGAAGTAACCAGATGTGTTTACAGTCGCAATGGTATCCGTTGTGGAATAACCATAAAGCGAAGGTGCATTACCTTTTTTGCTTGCGCCGTATGTTACGAATCCTGCTTTATCAAAAGCCATTGTTCAGTCTCCTTACGCTTCAGTACATGAGATCTTGACGATGCCTTCGTCGTCGATCGCTACCGATCCCGCCGAGAACATTGAACTTACTAGGAACGATGTTTTCTCTGGGATGTAGTTGACTTCAGACTTTTGCGCCATTGATTCAGCATAACCCATTGAGTCCTGGTGCCATGCGAAGCAAGAACGTGTAGATGGCTTTGGAACACCACCCTCGTCACGATCACCCATTGTGATGATGTTGAAGCCCATGAACGAGTTGATCTCGCCACGGACAAGCGCTTTTACTGTAGCGAAGTCAGATGATGTTGTCTCTGTCTCGCCTAGTAGAGCGTCAAGCTGTGATGAGTGCATCAACAAGTGACGACCTTCTTGAGGTACGTTCTTTTCGTTCAATGCTTTTGCAGCAGCGCGTAGCTTGTCGATGTTCATGTTCGACGCTGAGCCACCAACAGATGTTGCAACTGTGGATGGTGAAGATGCTGCGTTTAGAGCGTCGATGCAGATTTGGTCCATACGACGAGCGATTGACTTAGATACAACCTGAACCAATTCACGGCGCTCATCAAAATTCACGTGTGATTGGTGGAAGATATCTGAGTATTCAGCCGCAATGTAATCTGTCATTGTCGCTGTTACTTGTGAATAAGTCACGTTCAACGGTGTAACGTCTGTTTGTGGAACGCGAACTGTTGCAACACCTTTACCGATTTTTGGGAATTTTACAGTGTTGCCTTGGACACCAGAACGTGAACGCATGGTGCCGCGAAGTAGGGCTTCGCCCTGATATGCCTGTTTAACTTCTTCATCAAAGAGAGTCACAAAGGCGTTAGTAATACTCTGCGCCATAGCAGAAGCCTCCTATTAGGTTTCCATTAAAACGCTTACTGTTAGCCGATGTATCTCGGGCAGTCTGCTTGCGCGAATGTGGTCGCGCCCACCACTGGTTTACCAGATCCACGGGCCGCGCAGCGGTTAGCCGTTACACCACATATACACGCAAGCTTGCTATATTGCAACAATATCTAGCTGTTGGCCGCTGCCCATTGTTGTTCCATCTTTGTGCGCCACACTGGATCGCTTTGCCAGCGAGGGTCCGCAATCGCTTGGCGCAAGTCATCAACACTCATTTCTGGCGTTGCTACAACTGGCTCGGTCGGGATGCCTTCGTTTGTATAGCCCTGGATAAACTTCACCATTGCATTGATGCTATCGGCATTGTTCAGGCTCATAGCCAAAGCATTGCGTTCCGCCTGATTTAGTGCAGCCTTTGTGATATGGCGCTCCAGATAAGATATCTTTTGATCCGCTTTTTCACCAAGCTTAGACATCTCTTGCTGACGATCGTATTCAATCGCTTGCTCTTGATCCCCGGTCATTTCCAGAATGCTGCCAGCCAATTCCTCAAACGCCTGTTGAGATACGCCATATTTCTGCGCCCACTCCTGATACGCCTGGACACTCGGATCTTCCAGATCGAGACCTCGATCAACCAAATCCTCCATGTTGTAGCCATCTTCAGGCGCTTTATGCTTACCGAGCTTGAACGCCTTTTCCAGTTCGGCATAGCTTTTTGCAAGTTTTTCGACATCGGGTCCATCCTCATCCCAAAATTTCTGTGGATAATACTCTGGCCGCTCAATCGGCTCATCATCATCGACATCGTTAAAGGATGCATCCTCTTGCGGCTCATGTACCGGAATCGGCGCTTCTTCTTGTGCTGGCGCATCATCTTGTTGCTGAAAGCTGACAAGCCCTTCCTGGGGCGCTTCTGCTACTTGTGTTTCATCAGACATTGTTTGACCTTTCTACCCTGCGCTCGATCAGGCGAACAAGCTCAGACATACCAGTTCTGACATAGCCGTGACTTGCATCTTCGCCTGGGAACCAGGACGGTTGTTCGATAGTTATCTGCCGCAAGTGACTTAACACTTTTTGGCCTTCCTCAGATTTAAAGAGACGACCATATAACAGGTCAATCTCATCCGCCTTTGGCGGTTCTGCAAACGCTGGGCTTAGTCCTTCCCATCCATCTGCCGAACTCATTGCATGGCCTCCACAACTTGCTCATCACCGGGTAACGCTTGTTGCTGTTGTGCCATCATTTGTTGCTGCATCTGCATCATCATCATTTGCTGTTCTTCCGCTGAATTTAGAACGCGCTGATCGATGCCCATCTTTTCTGCGATAAACGCTACCGCTTCCTGAACATTGATGATTGTCTGACCCGCTGGACCCATTGCCTGGGCGATCTGCATAAAGTTCAACACTTTGTTGACCTCCTCCATCTTTGGCGCTTCGGCCAGTGGAGACACGGGTGTAACTTTAATTTGAACGCCATCGACACGCAGGGGCAGATCGATCAGACCCTGGCGATCAAGTACAAACAAGATGCGCGCGATCATTGGATTCATGATCTCTGTCATTAAGCGACCGAACGCAGATCCCAGGTTTGTCGCCAGTTCAGCTTGCCGTTGTGCAATCTCTGTTGCTGATCGAGCTGACATTGTATCCGGCGGTAACGTATCATCCATCAGGATCTTTTTGATATTTACACGCAAGTCCTGGATCACAATCTGACTTGTGTTAAAGTCCCCAGCCCTAGGGAGAGGGGCCAGGGACGCACCCCCTGGGCCACCATTCCGAGCGACAGGAATGATTGCTCCCGGCTGGATCTTGATGTTCTGCGGGTTGAGTACGCCATCATCCGCAGCGAGGAATACACCAGAGATCGCCAAGCTTGCGTTTTTCAACACTAGCTCGAGGGTTTTGTTTAGTGTCTTGATGTCTGCGATTGCATCCACCAAAGGCCCACGGCCATAAACTTCACCCGCCGTTTTGCTGAAACGTGCAACAATGAACGGGCTAGATTGCATTTCACGATAAACCAGTTGCTGCGATTTAGCTGGCCATACCACATGATAGTGGTATCTGCCGCTTTCCTGATCAAAGATAATGGCGTCGAATAGATCCAGTTCCTCGCTCGGGCGCTGTGTCATTGCGTCCTGTAGCTGAGGCGTCATTTCGACATCAGGAAACTCGCGCTGAATTGCCTCTGCTTTGATCCGAAGCTTACGATACACGTTATCGATTGTGCCGTTAGCGCCTTCCTCTATCGCAACTAGATACTGTGGGACTGCAGTGAAGCGGATCGGTGTGACTTCATCGCCGGGCATAATCATCATCACGGCTGTGCCTACGCATAGATCGAGCAAGAACTCGCCCATCGCCAGGTCAAAGCTTGTCTGACGCAGTTGGTCAAACATAATGTCAACATATGCATCCAGGATCTCTTGTGCCTGTGGGCGTTGCTGCAACGGAATGCCTGACCCAGGTTCTAGCTTGCACCAATGACGATTGGGCGGAAATAGCCCGGCTTGCATACGGTTTGCAAAGCGTTTGGTCGAGGACATGGCTGTACTGTCGAACACCCGCTGCATTTTGTTTTTGCCTGGCGTCTTACCTTCCCAGTAGCCATCATACAGATTGCGCTGGGGCAGGGCGTATTCATAGCAATCCTCATAGATCGAACGCCATTCGTCTTTTCGCGCTTGTGCCTTAGCTTCGCGCTGCATCACTTCTTTTACGTTAAGCTTGGGCATTCTTGTTCCTTTTACTTATGGCCGCAGCCTTTTTACGCGCATCTGCTTTTGACGAAGCACCCCAGGCACGGAGGGATAGTAGCAGCCGGGTGGGATTTCCCTGACTATCGCGCTCCGGCCCAGGGTTCCCCGCCATACGAGCCAGGCAGGACGCCCGACGAGGATTGTCGCCTTTCTTCACAGGGGGTTTCAGGTTAGATCCTGATTTCCGCTTGAAGTAGGCCCGACCAGCAGCGTTCAAACCGCCTTTAGGATTTTGATGCGCTTTTTTTACCACGGGTTGTTGCTTTCTTTTTAGGGGCTTTCTTTGGTGCCTTACCGCCTTCCCAAGCTTCATTCACATCAGGGGTTGATGGATCGTCTGCAATCAGTTGGCCCTTGTCGTTTCTAGCGCGTTTTGGTTCTGCGATCTCTCTGCGATACACTCGCGGATCATCTTTGATCTTTGTCATGATAATTTCAAAAGAGTCATATACCGCTTGCGTAGCGCAGCCACTCTTTCGCCCTTCTCTTTTTCAAACTTTTTCCGTGCAGCTTGGCCCTCGGCTCGACGTTTTTGCATTTCAAGCTCGGCCTTGGATGGGCCTTTTGGACTTGATGGCGCATCATCATCGTTTGATGCCATCATATTATCCATCATCTCTTGAGATTTTTTCTTGCGCTTCTCCAAGTCACGATAGTAAGCGGCATTTTTAGGCTTAATACCCAAGTCCATTTGAATATCGTCAAAAGTAGAATTTGCTGGGGCACTACTAATCGCATCAAGACTTACATACCCACTTGGCCCAATCGCGCTACTTGTTGAAGAAAAGTTACCAACCGATGCTGACGGGGCTTTAGGCTTACTTAAAGATTTGAATATCGAACCTAAAAGCATTATTCACCACCACCAAGTTTCTTTTGAGACCCGATTGTACCTGGCCCCTCAAGTTTCATAGGGGAAAATAGTAGCCTCAAACCACCAGTTTGCATTAATCTGCGCCTTGCAGCTGCGGCGGTCATTTCTTCTTTTTCTTTTGCTTCAGCCGAAGCCGCTTGCTGGAGTTGTGCCTCCTCAAGATCAATCTGCGCTTGAGACTTTGCTGGTGGTCGTGAACTTAATCCGCCCATTACTTGAACCTCGCCATAGAAAAATAGTCAGCCCCTTCCGGGCCAAACTTCCTTAATTTGCACTCTACCTCAAAATGTAGTGCCTTGGCAAACCTTAACGCTACCATATGTTGATCTTTTACAAATATCTGCATTCTAGCGATATCGTAGCTCTCGAAAGCCTGGGCAAGTGTAGCTCTCGCCCCGACCAAAGTTGTCCTGGTGTGCTTGTCTAAACCTTCGCCTGGAATAAACCAGCACTCGACCAGGCCAGGCCACACCTGGCGCAAGCCATAGCAAGCAACGACCTTGCCTCGACCGATCGCAGTCCAAGACCAACCCAGTTCTGAATTGTCATAAATATAATCTAAGTATCCTGGGATCACAGCCTGGTAAGCTTTTTCATGCGGTCCAAGCTCGAGCATAAACAAATGCTCGTATTGAAGCGGCACAATCTGTTCATCGGGCCGGGTTTTAAACGTTGGAAGCTGAATGAGTGACATCAGAAAATATTAAAGTCTGTATTCGCGGTAAGCGCCGGACCCTTTGCAAAGTTTCCACCGTAGGTGCCTCGACGCAATCGACGTTGTTCGCCACCCCCCAGCATCAGATATCCGAACGCATCCCCGCAGTGTGAATGTTCGTTCTTAACTGGCGCATCCTTGAACCGTTCTTGCCCAGCGCCGAGCGATTGACGCTTGAAGAAGTAGCCCCCGCTCAGAGATTTGCGCAGACGAATGCACTTTTTATCGACCATCAGCCCAGGTTTTGAATTTACCAAGCGTGACATTGGGCTTGCCCCAGCTTCCCGGCGCACCTGAAAAGCGTTACTTTCTGTTGGCTGCGCCTTAAATCCGATCGATCGAAGGTGATCGAAGGCCGTTACCTCGTAGATCTCATCACGTTTATTACCAGCCGGGTCGCCCCAAATCATAATTTCATGCTTATGGTATCGCTCCGCGATCCGGCCTAGAAGCTCTTGGCCAAATCTTTCCAGACCCATGTCAAACGTCACAAGCTCATCGATGATCCGCCAAGAGCCCGCAGTCGTGCGCTGCCCAAAGATCGCAGCCGGGGTCAAACCAAAGTCAACACCGATCTGTATCGGATAATACGGATCTACATCGACATCCCCAGACATAAGTTCATCGTCATATTCTGGCCATACGGGGCGCCCCTCCTGGACAAATGTGTACATGCCTTGCGCATAACACCTAATCCAATCGGCATTCTTACCGCCAAGTAGCTGTTGATAGTATCCAGGCGGCAGATTATTGCTGTTCTCCGCATCGGGATTAACTTGCCACCATTTACCACCAGAGAATACAAATCCTTGCGCATCCGGGTTTTCCTTCGGGATATCTTCTTTCTTTGGAAGTATTACACCCCCAGGCTGTCGAAAGAATGACCAAGCAAACTTACCGCCAATCGGGTTTTTCTCCGCAAGCTCATGCCACCAGTGATCGCTATCGGGCGGGTTGGTATCCATCCAGATCCCGTACCATGTCGGACCGCCATCAGATTTAGTAGGATATCGCCCGACCCGGTGCGTCAAACCATCGATCACGGCCTTGGGAAGTTCTCGAGCCTCGTTCACCCAAGCCCCGGTGAGTTCCAGTGATAGTAGTTTCCGAACATCTTGCGGCGAAGAAAGTGCCATGAAGATAACTTCACAATCAATCCCAGGGATATCACCTCGCGTAGGAATACGAATATGGTGCGAAATCGGCGGCTGCCAGCGCATTGATCCCCAGGTATCCTCGGGAAATAACTCTTGCCAGGTCTTAATGGTGGTCGTGCGCAGCTCGGGATATGTATTACGAACGATAACGAAACGGGAGTATCGTATTCCATCGCGTGGGCTAGGTCGTTGCCTCACTGCCCTAAGCATTATCTCGGCTGCACAGCCATAGGACTTACCTGAACCAACCGGACCCATCAACCCCCTAACGAAGCTATCGTCATGTAAAAACTTCCAAACAGTCGGGCTGTTCTCAAAGTTTAAATCAAGGCTAGGTATCTCCGTCATCTACCACCTCGGCATATTCTGTGGTTGCCGGACCCTTCATGTTAATCCCAACAATAGAAGGCTTGTCGCTTTCCTTCTCAGGATTATCCAAGAACCCAGCAGCTTTAGCCAACACCCTCAATACAGCAACCTTATCATGCAATTCTATCGCAACCCGGCCATCCGGCATCGGCGTGATCTTCTTGATCGCCCTTAACGCATAATCCGGGATATCTTCCTGTTTCTTCATCGTACCATCAAGATTCATTATCTCAGTGATCGATGTGGTCCCAAGAGCTATTAGCTCCTGGGCAACGGCTTCCTTGTGGTTCTCTAATGTCTCACTCGTCTTTAATCGACGCTGCGCAACGCGGATACCACCAAAGCGGCCAATCGGAGTTTGCCTAGTCCTGGCCATACTTAACCTTTAATTGCTCAATCTCACGTTTAAGCCTATTGAGTCGTCTCTGATACTCCATTTTGTTAAAAGCAGCTTGAGCCTCCTTATCATGCTTAAATCTTTCGATGAAAGGTATCCTATCTTTTCTAGCCATTCATCCAATCCTTAAAGGCAAACGATCCCTTTTCCGTTTGATGTTTTTATATGTTGCGCTCTCTTTGTCCATTTTAAGAGAAAACCCAGGATCACCATCCCAGCGTTCAGGGCCGATAACAATACCAGGGGCTATTTCCTCATCCCCCGTGTATGAACTAATTCCGAACAGCTTTTTGTATAACAGTATAAAGCTTTCACTTAATTCGTTATCTCCATCGCGCTCATCGCTGCGATACTCATCAAGCGCGCCCTTTAGTAAAAAATACTCATATGGCGTAAGTACAATCATGGCAGCCTCCTAGAACGGGATCTCATCGTCCATACCAGACGAATTATTTTGCGGAGAAGATTGCTGTGGCTTCTGACCACCGCCAGACCCATCATCCTCAAACAAGCTAATCCATACCTCACCGTTCTCATCAGGTAAAGGCAACGCATTCAGCTTTATCCGCGTCCCTTTACTATCAGACCATCCAATGCCCAAACGTACCCAATCCGTCTTGTCAGGATCATTCCGCCGCTTCTGTGGCTGCACCACTCTCAATGTCTTTTTCATAACTCGTCCTTCCTAGTTGAGTGTTTAAGGTATCGCATACCCGTCCCGAAAATTCCAGAAAATATTTTTGTGGGGGACTGTAGCAGCAACGCAGGGGGGCGGGGGGCAAGGGGTGCCGATCGCGCCAGCTCGCCGCGGTTCGTTGCCGGGCAGGGGTCGCGCGGGTGCTATCTAGCCCGTAGTGATCGCACTGCTTGCGCTAGGGGGTCGTTTCTCTTGTGGGTGCTGTTGCCGGTGGCCTTGGCGACAGGGTTGGCAAAGTATCCTATGCCCCGTGCATAGTCGCGCATGTTCTTCCGGCAGTAGTCCCAATGAGATTGCAGGATGACCGCCCATTGTTCACGGGTTAAGCCATTCCTGATCCATGATGCCATCACATCTAGATCCTTGTCGTTAACATTCCTCGGAGTTCCAAAGCTTTCCGCAGATCGCAAAAACATAACACATAACTGTCTAGCCTCATCACTATTAATACTATTACTTATATTGTTATATGGTGTGTTAGTGTAACCTAATGGTGTTACACCCCCTGTAACCTCTGATGTTACACCCCCTAGCGAGTTATCCACAGACTTATCGTTAATTTGTCTATTGATCTTTTCTAGGTTTTCTGTGGCTTGTGCTTTGAATTGTTCACCTGCTTTTCTGCGTCCTTCCTCAACGCCTATCTGTTGTGCGGCGGTTAAGTTTGCCTTGGCTTCGTCTAGATCCTCTGGCGCCCTCTTAAACACGACACGAATGGACTTTGTTGTCTGCCATTTATTCAGGGGCTTTGCGTCTTTAATGTAACCATACTCTTTCAGCTTCTTAATCTGTCGAGCTACAGCGGGACGCGATACACCTAGTTCACTGGCAATCCTTCCCTGACTTACCCATGTCACGCCGAGATAGTCACAGTAACTACAGATCAGAGCTAACACACTGAAAGCTGCGGTTCCATGCAAACGATGATCGCGGCAAGCTTCAATCGGGATGACTGCAAAGTTTCGCAGGTCTTTGTTTTTTGCCATTGGCGGTTTCATTCACTTACCTTTTTGATGGTTAGTGCAATTTGTTCTGCTATCTGTGGAACGATAGCATTTCCTAATCCTCTAAGTCTGTCCACCCTTCTGGGTATCCCATTAACCACTCGACAAATTGCGGGTTCAGGGAGCCAGAAGTGCGCGTTTCTTTGACTGCTGTTGTCAGCCCGATCTGCTTGCCCAACTTGATCCTGCGTTTGATGCTGGGGTCTTCCATGCAGCCGCGATCCCTGTTGTCGCTTGCTTGCGGTGTAGGCCACATTGACCGAGCCACGACTGTCTCCAAGTTGGGGAACTTGTCGTTCACTCTGTTGTGAATGTTCTCCGCTGCCATTGATGTGCAGGCGCGAGGCGTAGGCCACATTGTCGGCTTTTGCGCTTCCTTCCATGCTTGCACTGTCTCTGGGTTGACTTGTTCCCGCAGATTGGCTGGCCTCGCTCTGCCCTTCCGACTTGTTGTAGCCTGCTTCTTTAACGCTTCTTTTGATCGTTGAGGTAAATGATCCATCGTGTTTGGTGTCGCCCACATTACGGGCGATGATCCAGAGTCGGTCGCGTCTGTGCGGGGCATTGACACCGCAAGCTGGAACAATGAACGGCCTTGCGGCGTAAGTTTCGCTTTCCAGGTCAAATAGCACCTCGTCGAGGCCCATAGAGACGTGCCCATAAACATTTTCGAAAACGCACCAAGAGGGTCTTTTTCTTTGAATAATGGAAAATATGTATGGCCAGATATGTCTGTCATCTTCTGTGCCTCTGCGCTGCCCGGCAACACTGAAAGGCTGGCAGGGGTATCCTGCTGTGATGATGTCGCAGTCTGGAATAAGTCCATCTGGGTCATTTGCTAACTCCTTAACGTCTTCTGCAATCGGCACGTCAGGCCAATGCTTTGCAAGTATTTTTCGGCTCCACGGCTCGATGTCGCAGAACAAAACGGGCTTACTCAATCCCGCCCACTCGAAACCAAGAGCAAAGCCCCCGATCCCAGAACATAGATCAACATGCCTCATTCATCCCACTCCACAGACACTAGGATCATTGGATCGCCATAACGTTTCGTTGCGATTACCTTGTGGACTTGTGCATCATCTTCGAACACAACGCCGTTGATCGCGTCACAGGCGATCTTTATCACATTATCAATGTCTGGCCTATTTGGGGTGACTTCCCCTACTGTAGCGGCCTCTCTGCGCTTCTTAGACCACGACTTAGGTATTTCGAACTGCGCTAGAATATGCATCCGACATTTTTCGTTTGTCGGTTCAAGTCCCAAATCTTGCATTGCATCTGATGCTATTGCCGCAAGCTTGTGTTCATAGTCGCGTGTTTTTTGTGGTGTATATGCGCGGCCTTGCCTTGTGAAACGTGGACGCCCTTTGCCCACGGGTTGCCCTCTCATCCAGAAATCAACCCTAGACATTGCGAGCAAGCCACCCTTCTAAGTCTACCTGATCCGCGTCATGTTCGTTGAATGTGACTGGCGGTTTTTTTGCGCCGAGTAGGTTAATTTCTACCAATTCAGTGACAACCATTGCGGCGGATATACCCCGAGATTGTGATTCAATCATCAATCGATCCTTGATTGGCTTGGGCAATCGGCAATGAAAAGATGCAAGGTTTTCAGATACTTGGCGTTTTATTGGCATTTTTTTACCTATTTTGTTAGTGATACCGCTTGACCATAGCGGAACCGCTTGCTAATTATCAACCTGTGATTTGTTTTTTACAGGAAGGAACGACAATGCAAACCATCATCACAAAATACCTTGGCCCAACCGATCATCGCGGATCACGCATTAAGGCGCGTCAGTCCGCATCATACGCGGGTACTCCTAAATCAATCACTATTGATTGGGACTACAGCCTTAACACAGAACACAACCACAAGGCCGCAGCAATAGCATTTGCAGCAAAGATGGGCTGGCATGGTGAATGGGTTGGCGGTGACAATGGCGATACTGGTTATGTCTTTGTCAATGCAAACGCCGCAAAAGATAGCCGCATGTCATTCATCGAAAATGAACCCGTAAATGTGGAGGACGCATAATGACAACCTTAACACTTACCCGCAAGTTTGTTGTCGCTAAGAACTACGACGAAGAAATACAACACGGAGTAGTTTACCTTGAAGGCGATCAAACCTTTGAAGAAGGCGATTACATTGAAAACTATTGGTACATCACAACCGAGCCATCAGGCGGATGCGGTCAGCACTACCTGCTGACCCTTGAGCGTAGCGAATACCGCACAGACGACGACAGCACAGAGGAACTAGAACGCCTTGAAGGATACCTTGTGGAGTGGATCGCTGATGAATGGGAAAAGATGGACCCCAAGGACATCACAATCATTGAGGAGGAATAAACAATGTTAGAGGCAATCGAAAATATCAAACAGGCTTTTAAAGAAGTAACCATACAGGAGTTTGTAGGCGATCTTATAGGCGCACTTAGTCTAGTGATTGGTTTCCTATTGTGTCTATTTTGGGTGCTAGTGATATGACAGAGCTTTCCCTTGAGGCCATGCAGAGCCTAAGAGCCGATGCAGAACGCCGCCTAAACAAGAAACAGGCCGAGCTTGACGCTATCCCCTCTGGAGTGCGTTCAGGAGCTTACAGCACAGACCAAGCGTTTCTCCAGATGGACATTCAGAAACTAAACCAAATGATCGCAGAATACGACGAGATCATTTCAGCGCGAACAGATCAACTAGAGGAAGGTGAAAACGATGTGTGAGCTATACAGTGTGAGACTTAAAAAAATGCACCACCGTGACGGACCAGAAACGGAACGCACGGCAGCGCGTAAGGTGGCCCCGCGGGTCGTCGGACGACGACTTGAGGCATTGGGAGTGCTTGCGAGATTGGGAAAGGCGTCAGGTAGTGACATTGCAAGCACGGCGGGGCTATCAATTCTCAGCATACGCCCAAGGCTAACCGAATTGCAAGACATGGAATTGATCGTTGATACGACAGGCCGCAAAGAAAACGAACACGGCAACCCAGAAATCATTTGGGAAATAACAGAGAAGGGCAAGAAATATGTGGATTGATTACGAAGAAATTAGGCGCATGTCAGACAACATTCGCGCCATGTGTGGGGACGATCAAGACACGTTTCTTGACACCTTGGACGGCGAGACAGACGCAATGGATATCCTTGGGGCTTTGATCAAAGAGCGCAACGAAATGTTGGGCAACGAAGCCGCGCTGAAAGAACTGGCAAAGCAATACAAAGAACGCGCCGACAGAATGAACGCCAAGGCGGATGCAATCGCGCAAACAATGGGGCATCTACTGGACGCCATGGGCGAACGCAAAGTTCAGCACCCATTCGCAACGGTTAGCAGAACCAAAGCACGGGCGCGGGTCGTGATCGAGGATGAACACCAGATACCCACGCAGCTAATGAAGGTAAAAAAGTCCCCTGATCTTACGGCGATTAAAGCCCAGATGGACGCAGGGGAATATGTGCCAGGGGCTGCAATAGCCTTGGGCAACGAAGGCGTAACAGTACGGAGTAAATGACATGAAAACAAAGGACGAAACAATTAAGTCCCTCGAGGATGAAATTGAGTACTTGAGCATCAAAGTGGCAAAGCTTCAAGCATATGAATTTGCGATTGAGTCAATGTTCAACGCTATAAACGAGGCTAAACTGGAAGCTCCTAAAACAATTACTTGCAAATATCGAGAGCTAAACGGCCATTCGCGCAAACGTAACAATGGGAAACAGTGTCCACCTGGTTGCCAAATTTTACAAACAAGATCGACAAGGCAATGGGGCGATGGATGCCAACAGCATTACAATGTTGAGCAAACAAGAAAGAATATCAAATGACAAAACTAATTGATGCAATGAAAGCCGTGAACGATCTAAACCGATCACACGGCGTCACACAACGCGGCGGCAAGAAATACACAGAGGTTTATGTTCGCGTCGAACAATTTCGCATGGCCTTTGGCGAAACCCTTGGCATTGACACGGACATTCTCGTTGATGATGGAAAGCGCGTAGTAATCAAGGCAACCGTAACCAAGGACGGAATGGTTATCGGGAGCGGCATGGCAGAGGAGATCAGAGGATCTACCAACGTCAATAAAACATCCGCGATTGAGAACTGCGAAACATCAGCGATTGGCCGCGCTCTTGCGTCCCTCGGATTGCATGGCGGATCATATGCTAGTGCCAACGAAATAGCTGCGGTCCAGCGCAAAGAACAGGCGCAACAAGAGCAATCACAGACTCAGGCTACGAAGCCGCTTCCTAATACAAAGAAGAGCACTCAAAATCCTGATGTTAGCGTTCAACCACTTGAACCAGAGGAACCACAAACAACCGACATGAAACCTTGGCAAGCATACTATCACAACGGCCAACAAGCGGGGCCAGCGTATGACAAGGCCGAGGAATATCGGGAACGTTTGATTGCACTGTTCCGCAAGTACCAAACAGACGGGCGATCACAGGCGCAGCTAGATCAGCTATGGCAAGCAAACTTTAACCTGATCGATCAGCTTGGCGAGAACGACATGATGCAAGTCCAA